TGAGTTGTGTAAAATATATGGTTACAGGCAGTTCCAAAATAGAACAAAGTTTCATAGATGCGTTTAAAGAAAGAGGCGTTCAAAAAATTGCAAATTGGTATGGTATGACCGAAGCACCTCCTCCTGTAATGATTGGTTATGATTCACCTACTTTTGATTTAGGTACAATAGATCAAAATAGATGGCACGTGATGTTTAGACCAATAGGAGAACATATTCGTTTGGCAGAGTGTATGATAAATGGAAGAGCAACGGGAGATATCTTTGATATGGATACTATGCAATTTCATTCACGTTTGGATAATGTAGATGGTAAAACTTGGAAAAATAACTTTTAGAGAACTACTAGATAGTGACTTGGATAAGTTACAAGTTTTTTGTGACCAGTGTAAAAATTTAGGCTACAATAATAATGTTTCATTTGATTCTATAAAACTTAATAAAATGAAGATGCCTTACGGCAAGTATTTTATAGGTATAGATGAAAGCAAAGACAAAATTTTTAATTTAGCAGGAGTACATCATTTACCAGAAGTGTCTAATAATGCGTGGCGGTGTTTGTTTAGAGGCGCACAATTACCTGGGTATAATTTAAGTAAAGGACTTACAAAAAATATATTTTTGACTGGCTATCAATTAAGTTATATATTACCTCTACAAATTAATTTTATTAGAAAACAATATCCTGATTCTGTTTTTTATATGAGCAGTAATACACCTAAAGACACAAAAGACGCAAGTGGCAAAAGTATGCGTATGGATAAACTTATGCATAACACACTATATAAAGAAGGTGTTTTGAGTCTGTGGCAAGAAAACTTTGAATTATTTTATACTTCTCAAACTATTTGGGAAATAGATGAAAGTAAATATTGGCAGTATAGAAACAGATTTTTACCTAGCGATATAATCTAAAGCATCTTTTACACTATAATTATTTCTTAAAAGATGTTTGTAATTTTCAATTAATAATTTTGTGTAATGTAAATAATTTTCCATTTGCTCATCAGTAATATCCTTAAGAGGATTAATGTAAGGCTTATCAAATCCTAGTAGTAATGATGTCCAGTTCCACTGATTAAGTAATGTTTCGCCTTTACTCAACCATTTAGAACTCGCAAGTACATCTATATAATCACATAACTCTTGTAATGCAGTTGGATCATTTGCTACTTCTCTCCAATATGAAGTATCATTTCTTTCACTTAACCTATAATGCATATGGACAAAACGTTTTGTATGATCAACAAATTTACGCATAACCTTATCGTGTGCTTTAATTAAATTTTTACTATCCTTTTTATATAAGTCTACAAATGCTTTTACTGTAACACAGGTGACCATAATGCTAGTTGCTTCTAATGGTTCTATAAAACTTTGTGCAAGTCCATTGCTTACGACATTGTGTTTACTTACATTTTCTAACATACCTGCATCAAATTCTACACTTTTAAATAATTTAAATTCATGTCCCTTTTGTTTCCAAAAATCTGTAATTGTTTGTAAAGCATCATCGTACTTTTGATGTTTACTGCTATACACATAACCAGAACCTATTTGGCCAATTGTAGGAATTTCCCATATCCAACCATAGGGTTGGGCATGAGCAGATGTAACAGGATTACATGATTGCGTTTTTATAGTACCCCATATTGCTCTGTCATTGATAAGTTCGTCATAGTGTTTCCAACTACTCATTGTACCTATCAATAACCTTTTGAATCCTGTACAATCAAAGAATATGTCTGCTTCTATCTTTTGTCCTGTGGATAACTCTATGGCACTTATGTTTTGTTTGTCTGTATGTATTTTGTTTACTGTACCTACTATCTCTGTAAACTTATCTTTTGCAGTATGTTTTCTTAAACTTTCTCCAAATTGAAATGCATTTATATGATAACTGTATCCAGGATATTCACTAATATTTGTTTTAAAATTTTTATCTTTTGGACTTAAATTGTTTGCAAGTAGGTGTTCTTGCGGTCCATGTGATTCATTAAAATATTTGCTATCTTTAGTGTTGCCATATTTTTTTAAATAATAATCTACACTTGTAAGTTCTTTTTTATATAACTCTTTTCCATTTTCAGTAATAGGCCTATTAAAACTTTGATGAGGAATCATATCATCAAAACTATGCAACCATCTACTACCAGGCTTTACCCAATCATGAAATTCCACACCGTACTTAAATGTTGCCTTGGCATCTTTCATCCATTCCTTTTCATTTACACCAACAGTATCAGCAACGTGTTTAATTGTTGGAGTAGTGCTTTCTCCTACCCCAATAGGATCTACTTCGTCACTATGAACTATTGTAATATCTGCATCTATAGTAGCAACGAGATAACTTAAAGTTATCCAACCTGCACTTCCTCCACCTACTACACAAATTTTCATGAATCTATCCTTACGAATCCTTTTACATCTTCAAGTTCAGGTGTCAACACTTTACAGTCTACCAAATATATTGTAGACACATTTTTAAATTTTAAGACTGTAATTTTTGCATCAGCCACTAAAATTTTTACAATTCGGTCAGCAGTATCTATATAACTATTTTCATCTGTTTCAGCATTTAATAATTGTATGTGGAAATTGTTTGCATCTATAAAAACTCTTTCACTGGCAATATTAATAGTTCCAATATTTCCGTGTAATCTATATAAGTTTGGTCTTGTCAAAGTTACAGTATCTACGTCCTTAGGTATGTCAACTGTACATCTATTATCAGGATTAGATTTATACGCCTCCCAAGTTTGTACTCCGTTCTCTAGATATCTAGCAAGTACCTTACCAGGTCCTGGTGTGTCTGCTCTTAATAAATGTCCTCGCGGAGTTTCTTTATGGTGTTCTTCCACCATGTTCTTTATCATACTGTACCCTGTAAGTTTAAACAATCAAACATCTTATCAGATTGTATCCTAGCAAGTATATGTGCTCGTTCTGTTGTTCCTTCATTTAAAGTTCCGTGATGTATATGTGTGTTGATAATGTATGCCTTACCGGCCTCCATAGGATACTTTCTTTCATGGTTTGGACCAAAACAAAATACGTTTTTATCATTCGTCTTTAAAACAATATGAATCTTTTTAACTTGGCTGTCAATGTGTGGTTTTATTTCTGCACCTGGTCCGTGCATTGTAATCACAGGCTGACCCATTTCTATATCACCTAAAAAATTTGTAAGGTCCTTCATATACCCAAAGTTATATCTTTCTAGCAAAGTTGCTTTATCTTCAAACTCAGGATCTAGCACTTCTGGGAATACTTCTTTGTTTACCTGGTTAGGTGGCGGTATTGGAATATCTCTATCTATTGGCCAACCTATTGTGTAACCTCCAATAGGACCACAATAATATCCACAGTAGTTACCTTCCATATATTGCTTACTAATTTCAATATCTAATAAATCTGGAAAGTCTGTAAAGTTAAAGTAAGTTTCTTTTCTAAATTTTTTCTCAACTTCATTAAAATATTCTATTGCTTTAGCAGGATCTAGTTGCCAATTTAATTCAATGATGTCCCAATCCTTGCTGGTGTGTAAGCCATTTATATCTATGTCTTTTGCATTATAATCTTTAATCATCTTCATTATATTTCTCCATCTGCCATATCTAAGACATCCTGTTCTTTATCATGTGGGATCTTAAAGAACAAATGCACCCTATTTGTATCGCCATTGTTTTTAGTTCCGTGCTTAACACTTGTATTCACAAGATACATTTTGCCTTCATCAGGTAAGATATATTCTCTGCTAGGTTCAAATATAAAAAGACTTTTGCTATTACTATAGATAGGAACGTGTATTTTGTAAAAGTCATCTGAATCGCTATGTAAATTTATTTGTGTTCCGGGCGGGTGTACTGCTATACTAAACTGATGTGCATAAGGAAACTGTTCTTTAATTGAATTAATATATCCAAACATTGCCGCGGTATCTCTATATTCGTGCTTTTCTTCTTTTGTTATGTTATAAGGTGGACAAGGTTTTTCCAAGTCTTCTAAATTACTTTGTAATGCCCAACCATATACACCTTTAAGAATGTGTCCGCCAACACCTTCATCTACGTTACTATCTTCTGCAGACCACTTAAGATGTGAATAAGATTTTTCTAATTCTTTATACCAATCACGTAACTTATTCATATTGACTTTTTTCTTTAAAACTTTTAAATCACTGTTCATTGTAATAACAATCCTATCTCATCTACCCACACTTTACCATAAAGGTGTATCCTATCAGTGTTTCCTTTATTCTCTACACTATGTGGAATACTTGTATTAACAAGATAAGCATATCCTGGTTCCATGTGTATTTGTTCTCCATCTAATGTCCAATTACTGTCTTTGTTAGTATGTATTGGTATGTGTATTCTAATTTTATCTGTGCTATCTGTATGAGTAATAAGTTTTGTACCAGGAGTATGTATAGTAACCATCCAACGTTTACTTCTTACAGGTAAATTATCAACAAGTTCTCTTCCATATCCATAAAAGTTTTTCCTTGGATACAATTCATCTAGATCCTCGTCTTTATATTCATCTTTTGCAATTACTGTTTCAGGAGGTAATGGTCCTTCTTTATCACCATTGAAACAAAGTACATACCAAGCAGTGTCATCTTTAAAAATATGTCCTGTCTTGCCAGTTGGATCTCCAACTTCCATTTTCCACATATCTTTATTTTTACCGTATATGAACTTCCAATCATTCCAGTTTTCTTCTAGATCTTTATACCAAGACTGTATTTTATCAACATCAACTGCAAATAATCTCTTTACTTTCCAGTCGAGATCTAAAGGCTTGTATGTTCTAATATAAGGTTTGAAACCTGGGATGTGTTGTCCTTCGTCCATGTTTTACTCTTTCGTTTAAGTCTACTCCTACGTAATCATGCCCATACAATATTAAATTATCCGGAATCAATGATTCAAATTTATTAAACTTTTCTTCTAATACTTCGGGTGTTATGTTCCAGTGTAGCATTTCACTGGACCAAATGTTCGTGGTCCATAGTACCCTAGTACCGTGTATTGTATTTATTTTGTCAAATAGTTGCTCTGGATTATTAACGATATCTATAACATAAAATTCGTGTTTAAGTTTTCTATACCTATCCCATAAACTTTGAAATCTAAAACTTCCGCCAAACTCTTTTAGTTCTTGTTCCCAGAATTGTTTATAGTTGCCACGATATGTACTGCTAAAATTATAAGTTAAGTCATGCTCTAAGAGCCATTTATCCAAATCATAACCGTCCCAAGTTTCTAATAAATGCTTTTTATAATTAATACTTGCTTCACACCAATCAAAGTAATGAACAGTTGTACCCTCATGAAATCCGTTTGCATTTAGTATTGCCAAAGGTTTGAATCCAGCCGCCGCAGTAAAGAAATGATCTATGTGTCTACCTTCTGTACGTACTCCTTCTCCCGAAAGTGTCTCTGTATTAAAAGCATACACTCTATCTTTTTCTATTTCTTCTTGATAACCTAGTTTTCTAATCCATGCCTTTTGACTTTGATTTAATCCTTCAACGCTGTCCTTTTCGAGCCACGCTGTTGCCATTTTATCTGATTGATTGTAAGGATATAAAAATACTTTGCAATCTCGCATATCATTATCTAAATTATCTATTTTTATATTATTACGCAAAGCAATATCAATCCAATTACTTCCATCTGCTGTTATATTATATTCTTGCTGTCCTTCGATCGGTTTAATCCATGCTGGAGTATATTCACTATGAACAGTATCTTCGCTGTACTCAAAATTGGACAGCATAGGTTTTCTAGCATCATATACACCTATTTCATCAAAGTCTGGTTGTCCTAGTTCTACCCATTTGTTTAAATTTACAAACAAATATTGTCTATGTAATCCTGGATAAGATCCTGATGTAAGGTAATGTTGTTTCTTTTTATCCATTATATGACCAACAACAAAGAAGTCTTCATTGTCTTCTGCATACTTAAGACTCTGTGTAATTAGACTTGGACCTCTAAATAAAAGCAATCCTTGACAAGCAATCATACAGTATTCCTTGCCTTCTATTATAGAAAGTTCTAAAATTTCTTTTATAGTTTTATGAAACCCTACATACGAACACATACCCATTTTAATCATTCTATTAATATAAAAGTATGTCATATCAAATGAACGTTTTTGTAAAAACTTATTAGGAATATCTCTTGAGATATCTAATATGCCAATACCTACTTTATTGTCCACATTAATATTTTCATAATACCTATCTACTGTGATACTATTCCAGTCTTTCATGTTAACCTTTATTTGTAAAGTAACTTTGTCTTAACACGTAAAAGAAATCTCTTATACGTCTGCCTAATTCATAATGTATTATCATATGAATGCGTGGTTCGTTACTATCATTATATACTGCGTGTACGTTTGAAATATCCATTAAGAATGCACTACCTTTGTCTTCAAAAGGCACTACTCCATGATCCTTAAACACAAACTTACAACCTTGTGGATTGTTTAGACTTATATTGCAAACACTTAATCTCTTTTCTTTGTCTTCACGATCTTGATGTGGTTCAATGTACCCGCCGGGTTCTAATAACATAAAACGCACACGATTTAAAAATTCTGCTGGCCAAACATTAGTCAGAAACTTTTTTGTTTCAGGACATTGTTCTGCTACCCAAGTCCAGTCTAATTGTTTAACAACATCTTTGCGATCGCCATATTGATCCAAACTTTGTGTATCATCATCAATACCATGCAAGGTAAGACTCTTCCAACCCTTTCCATAGTCCATTCTATGATCTTTAAAATACTCTAAAAGTGATTCCGCTTCAATGTGCATTTTATCCCAAGGTTGATTATCTAATGCACTTAATTTAAAGCAAGGCCAACCACTTTCCATTACCACCCATTTAGGATCAAATTGTTCTGGGTATTGTATTTTTATTGGTTTTTCGTGTTGTTCAAAAAATTGTTTTATTGCTGTCATGTTCGCTTTGTCGTCACTTTTTAACTGTTAAATATACTTATGCCACATATTGAAGGTAACAAGTCTACTATGAATTGGGATATTATGACGTTAGATACTGTGATTGACATTGATCAATTACAACATTGGTCTGACGAAGTGACAGAAAATTACAACAAATTATGGTTCAACTTTAGTAAAAAAGATTACATAAAAGACAAATATAAAAATAAGGATTTTGATTTTGATGGCTATGATGGCGGATATCATTTAAAAAATCTTATGGAAGATAATACACAAAATATAGACTACATGGAGTTATCTTGGCCTTGCGAAAAAGATATACCTTGCCCTCCAGTTTGGGCAGGTAAAGAAGATATGTATCCCGAACTACACGATGGATCAGAATATAAAATGCAAAAGAAATTTTACTATGGTTATTTTAAAAAACTTATAGATCAGTTAGGTGAAAAGTATTTTGCTAGAGCAAGTCTTATCAGACATCAACCCAAAACAGTATTAACAAAACATATTGACGGGCCAGGTATAGTAAGACTGCATATTCCTATATACTGTAACAAAGGTTCGAAGTTTTTGTATGGTGATAATTTAGAACGTGAACATCATTTAGAAGTTGGTAAAGCATATTTAATTAATGCTGGTGTGCCACACGGCACAGTAAATGGTGATGAAGTAAGATTACATTTACAAACAAAAGTTAAATTAGAGGATATTGTAAATGCCTAAGATTGGAATAACCGGACACACGAGCGGAGTAGGTAAACATTTATTTGATCAGATGGGTCATAAAGGATGGAGTCTAAGCACAGGTACTGATCTTTCTACTGATGAAGGAATAGATAAGATGATTGCTGAAGCATCAGATGTAGATGTGCTAATTAATAATGCAGAGAATGGTGAAAACATTAAACTTAAAGTAATGAAGAAAGTTTGGGAAAAATGGCGTTGGGAAGATAAAATTTTAGTAAACATGGGGTCATACAAAACCATGCAGGCACAATTACAACCATCAATGATAGAATCAGAAGGATACAAACAAACAATAGAACAACAAAACTTTTACAATGAAATAGCACCTTTGGAAAGCAAACTTGCAGTAGGTTTAATAGAACTTGGTCCTATCGGAACACAACGAACAATAGATAAAGGCATAAAAACTTTTACAAGTGTTGAAGATGTAAGCAAGTCTATACTAGACATGATTGGCATACTTACAAATAATCAACGAATGGTTACACAAATACTTTGTAAAGGATTATACAAATAATATGAGATGTAAATATTTAGATCATCAAATTAATGTCCGCACTGACGGACAATACAGACTTTGTTGTATGAGTCTTGAACCAGAGAATGATTATAATATAAAAACACATACTCCACAGGAATGGCACGACAGTGAGTTTCATAAAAAGACTCGAGAACAAATGGAACGCAATGAATGGCCAGATGCTTGTACTAGATGTGAGCAAATGGAGAAGCAGGGACTTACTAGTCAAAGGTTAAAACTTAAAGCATATGGTCCTGGGTTATCTCATTTAGATTTAAGATTAGGAAATAGTTGTAATTTAAAATGTATTAGTTGTTGGCATATGAGTAGTAGCAGTATTGCGGAAGAAGCCATTGCTATGCAAAAAGAAGGAATCACACCACTACACGGAATATTAGATGTCCCTAACTTCAACTGGAGTAGTGAGGAAACATTTGATAAACTTCTAGAACTGCCCATACAGGAAGTTTATTTTACTGGTGGAGAACCTATGATGGTAAAACATTTACCTGCTTTCTTAGAAAGATTAGATCCAGACACACAAATAAGATTTAATACAAACTGTACCATTTGGAATCCTAAATTAGAAAAACTGTTGCGTAAATTTAGAATGGTAATAATGAGTCTAAGTTTAGATGCAACAGATAGACGTATTGATTACATTAGGCATGGTAGCAAATGGAAAGAAATAATAGAACCTAACTTACATAGATATGGTTCCTTTGCAAAAGTAGATATTGCTCCAACAGTAAGTATCTTAAATGCTTGGTTCTATGATGACATAAAAGAATACGCAGATAAGCATGGATATAAGTTATATGAAAATTTACTTATGTTGCCTGAATGGTTACACGTTAAAAACGCACCTGATAAATTAAAGAAACAGTTTCAAGGAGTAGACGAGTGGTCATCACAAGAAGCCGATCCTGAAAAGATAGAAGAATTTAAAAGAAACATTACAAAACTTGACAACTGGAGAAAGATGTATATAAAAGATTATTTAGGACCAGTTGCAGAAGCATACGGATTGTAATTGGAAGTCATGAAGTTAATTAAAGAAAACAAACAAAAAAGAAGACAGGTATGGGAGTATGATGATTATTTTCGTAAGCAATGGTTGTTCAACGACGAACGTTGGTTAAAAGAACACTATGAAATTTTAAAAAAGATTGCACCAGATGAATATCTTAAAGGTTGGGGTACTAGTAATAATACAATGTGGATAGACACAAATAAGATAGAAGGCGAATTAGCAAGTACTTTTGAACATACTCCAGACTTTGTAAAAAAGATTGAAAACTTCTGCTTAGATCATTATTACACAAAAACAAAACCATATGCACATGGTGACTGGGTCTTAAGTAATATGATTATTAAAGATGATGAAATAAGTTTGATTGATTGGGATAACTGCGGTATATATCCTGAACCACAAATATTACATAAGATGCAATTAGATTTAAAATCTGCGTTTGGAGATAAGATATGAAAATATTAGTAACAGGAAATCCAAACTTTGGTCTTGCAGAAAGTATAAGCAAAATATATACCGATGCAAAATTTGTTACTAAAAGTGCAGGATTTGATTTAACTTCACCTATAAAGCAAGACGAACTTTCTGATATTGCATTAGATTATGATGTATTTGTAGTTTGTGCATACATACCTAACTATGTACCTAATATTTTATTACAAAAGGTTTATGATAATTGTAAGAATAATAATCACAAAATTCACATAATAGTAATAGGCAGTACCGTCGACAGAGTAAAAGACGGAAGGGTTTGGAAATATGCCGAAGAAAAGAAAGCATTAAGAGATATGTGTAACACTTTGGCAATGCACGGAGTATGGAAATCAGGACCTAAAGTAAGTTTAATAAGTTTTGGAACCTTAAGCAATAACAAAGACAAACATCCTGACAGAAATTGTATGGACATAGACAAAGCAGGCGAATACATTAAATGGTTGATTAATCAGCCAAATGATGTTAATATTAATGAAGTAAGTATAGATCCAATGCAAAACAAGGACTGGCAATGACCCCACAAGCATTTAGTTACCCAACTGTAAGTAATAATGGCAAAATATATATACCGCCGTATGGACTTAATGAAATCGTTGACTATATGTTAAAGTTTGACCCTGTGGATAACTCTTTTAAAAAAATTAAATTAGAAGTAAATGCTTTACCAGAAAAATGGCAATGTGGCATTGCATATAGAAATAAAGTCTATTTTTTGCCATATAACGAAGATAATATTTTAGTTGTAAATACAGACGATGATAGCATAGAATACGTAAATGTAAACCATCCTGGCAAAGGAAAATATATCCAAGCACACATACATGGCGATAAATTAATTGCTTTACCTTACGGGGAACATGATCCTTATGATTATGTTTTAACATTTTATTTTAGAAACAACCTAGCAACATTTCATAAAATTAAGTTACCAAAGAACGATAGTAAGAAATGGCATACTACACAAATGGTAGATGGAATAATTTATGGGTTACCTAGAGGCGAAAATTGGGAAGACACTTTTAATTATAGAATAAGTTATGACTGCAATAGTGGTGAGTATGAGATAGCAGACATGAGTCCTATATGGTTGGACTATAACAAACAACCTATGAATAATAAAAAATATACAACAATGGCAAAGGTTGGTAATAGATTATATGCACCACCTTACAGTGAAAATCCAGAGTTTGATATCTTAAGTAAATTTGTAAACGGTGATTGGTATAGTGAACGTACAGGAATAAAAGGCACTAGCAGAAAGTATTTCAGTCATACAGTTGCTAGTAATGGAAAAGTATTTTTTCCACCTGCAGGACATGATGAAGACTGGAGCGAAATGTTAGTTGTAGATAGTATTAAAGATAATGGCAATGACAAGTATTGGCACACTATTGACTTAAACATTGGTAAAGAAAGTAAAAAGTATTTTGCAGGTGTCGAAAACAGTCAAGGCAAAATATATTACATACCACGTGGTGGTTGTGTTTGTGAACCAGAAGATACTTGGAAGAGCCAGGGTGATCTTAATAGTGTTTTAGTGATTGACATCTACACAGAAAAGTTTTATACTATAGATATAAGTGACCATTTCAAAGAGTTTACAACAATAGAAAAATATAATAAGTGTGTGCTAATTGATGATGTTATATATGCATTTCCTTATGGTGAATCAAAAGACTTTCATCAGTTATTAATATTTGACACTTTAGCAGACAAAGTTTTAGAAACAATAGATTTAAGAAATGTATAAAGCATTTGAAGATTATTACAAAGACGAAAGTATTAAGCATTTAATTTTACACGATTGGAATGGAACTTTAGTAAGTCCTCCATTCGCTACTGAAAAATGTAGAGATTATTCTAATTTAATGTTTCTAGAAAAAGGCCAGATGCATTATATAAAACTTGACCTACCTGAAGCAACAAGCAAGACTAATGCACTTGCAAATATAGGAAATAGTTTATGGTTTGTTCCTTATGCGATCTATGATAAATTTAATCAGGTCGTAGAAGTAACCAAAGGTGGTGTAAATTATTTTCCGGTTGACATTTCAGGCAAAGGACAGTATTATAGTATAGCATCAAATGGAGACTCAGCATTCAGTTTTCCTCTTGGATATACTGATGAGAGTTTTGGTCTCTACATTCGAGACGGTCAGGTAATAAAAGTAGATCTTGCACAGCGGGGCCTTAAGTTGCACATGGGCACTGTTTGGTGTAATGACCGTTATTTTAGTATGCCACGCGGAGACGAGCCAGGCTACAATTACCTATTAAGTTTTAATGGCAAAGATGTAGAGAAGTATGAAGTTCCTTATATTAACAAGAACATTACACGTAAGTTTACTGACTGTATAGTTGTAGGCAATAAGTTGTTTGCGTTACCGTTTGGAGAGACTGCAGGCGTAAACTGTGTTGTAGAGTTTGATACAGAGACTAACACGTTTGCTACACATAACCTACAAGGCATAGACTTTGCTAAAAAATATAACGCAGGGGTACTACTCAACAAAACCGTCATTGCACTACCTTACGGTGATGAACATTCCAACGACAGTAATTTAGGCCTTAAATTTGACACCGATTCTGGGGAGTCAGAACAGTTCAAAATCAATCAGAGTTTTGGTGGAAAATATAGATTTAGAAGCGGAATAAAATATTTTGACGAAGCATACTTCTTTCCTGCAGGCACTCCTGCTTGTCCTATACTAGTAATCAATGAACAAGGACAAATTACAAATGAATTACATGAAAGAAATATATTGTTCGGAAGACCAATTGTATTCGATGGATACATTTATGTAATTAAAGTTGACCTTACAACTAAATCGCACAAACTTTGTATATATGATCGTAATTTACAAATTGTAAATGAAAAACTTATATAAACAAACTATCTAGTTCAGGACAAACGTCTAAAACATCTGTATTTCTAATTTTATCTAAGTCTTTTGTATAATTTACAAACGTGTTTACATTAGACCCGTTGTTAGTATAATTTATATGTGGAAATTTAAATTTGATCTTATCTAATATTTCGTTTGGAAGTACACGTGGATTAAGATACCAAGGAGTGGTAACAACATTTTTAAAGTATATGTCCCAATTATGTTTTTTATTTTTATCAAACCATTGTTGAATTTTTTCAAGATGTGCAATGTTATACGCCATAATAGTAACTGCTATAATAATTCTATCAAAGTCGTATTGTTTTAAATTATTATTAAGTTGATCAAACGTAAAATTTTTTCCGCCTCTAATATATTCATACAAATTATCAGTTCCTTCTAAACTTACTGTCCATTTAGTATGTCCGTACTGTTTTGCAAGTTCATGAACTTCTTCATCTACTATTGTACCATTAGTGGTCCAATCAAGTGTTACGTGTTTTGCCACTCCGAGGTCAATAAATTTTTTTAGTATAGTTTTGTTTGCAGGTTCCATGTAAGGTTCTCCACCTTTGATACTAAGATAACGTAAGTTCTTAAACGGTGTTGGATCCTCAAACAGTCTTTCAATGATTTGTTCACTCTTGTTTGTGTAACCAAATTCTGGATTGTCAACTGGACGTTGAAAATCCTTATTCATTTTAGCAAGTTTTAATTCATCTTTAACCCAAGCACTAGAACTAATACCATTACACATACGACACTTTAGATTACATATATTGCTCATATTAAATTCCAAAAACATGATGTCGTTAAAGGTTTTGGTGTATGAATAATTGGTATTTTCCAACATTGGATTCAAAATATCTTTAAAGAATTTACGTCTGCTATGACCCACAGAGGCTTCTTTTAAAGCACATGATTCGCACTCGGGCGGTAAGTGGCCCTGTATGAAAGATTCACGTGTGTGTGACGCTGTAATGCTGTTTAACACGGTGTTTAAAGGCGATTCTAGCACGTTACCATAACGTTTTCTATACACTCCGTCGGGTACTATGTCACCATTAAAACGTACCAAAATACTATGCCATGGTGCTAAACATTTTATCATGCTACTGTCTCTTTCCTTAGATAGATATCGCTCAAACATCCACAAAGTTTCTTATTACAGATTACTGTATTTTGGGGTAATATAAAGTCTTCCAATGTTCCAATCAATCCACCTTGCATACATTCTGCTCTATATATCTTACCCCATTCTATGTAAATCATATCAAGTCCTGCCCAACACTTCCAACCTTTGTGTTTGTTTAATCCTTCTACAATTAATTCATTTGCATCAATCTTTCTTTCATTGTAAAAGATATCTCCTCTATGCAAATGGCTATCATCTAGTTTTCTAAAGTAAGGCCACTTATTAATAATTTCTTTTTGTTCTTCTGTGTAAACACTTACTTCATTTGTAATATTTTCACCACTTGTCTTATCTAAAATTACTTTAGGCCATATTGCTAATCTATCAGTGTTATCATACAATGTAGAAGCAATTTTTTGTGCATCTTTGAACCCTTGTATATCATTAGGCATCATTAAATTTACTGCAATTTCCATTTTTGTATTATTTGCAATGTCTATAAATTTTTGCACATCAGCATAAGCATGATGATAACTTATTATCATTCCGTCAGTGTAAGGATCTATCTTTTTATAATAGTCTACACTCTGACTTCCATTGGTAATGAAACTAAATGTATGGCCTTCTTCCTTAACAAGTTTAGCCATATCAATAAAACGTTTCCAGAAAGTAGGTTCTCCCCCTGTTATCCTGTAACAAATTTCTTTATCTTTTATTTTAAGACTTCTAATAAAGTTTTCTACAACTTCCCATTTAGGTTGTCCACTAGATCCGTTATGCAAAAAGTCAGGACAATAAGTGCAACGGTAATTACACTTATTTGATAACGCCCAACTGACTAAGAACCAATTTTCTTTGTCGGGATTTGCATAACTTATCTTCATTAGTTCATCGAGTTTTTTATAATCAGATCATGAACTCTATCATTTACTTTACAGGTTAATATCAATGCATATAGTCCATCACTGAAACTAAACACACTATGATCTTTTTGAAAATTTACAAAATATAGATAACCAGGATCTGGATACATTGGCTTTCCATCTAGCATATGAACAAAATTCTCTGGTTTACATTTTCCAAACACAAGAAGTAGACGCATCCATTCCGGTCCTACACCAGGAAAGTCTCTGTGTGGCGGAAAGAATCCACCTTGATCAACTCTTAATAAATGCACCCTTCCTATATCAGGAGCAAAAGCATCAACAAGTTTTGCAAGTTCAGGTATTTTGTTATAAACTTCTGTTGGAGTTGTAAAGTTTTCTTCTTTCATCTCAACGTCATGGTATTTTTGCATATAACCAAAACTATTCAAATGATAATTGTCCATTACATCGCCACTATGACTTGTAATAGGCAATCCCCAACGGTTATTATTAGCGTCTTTCTTTACATTATACGGACACCAATTGTCTTTAAACTGTTCTAACTGCTCAAGAACCTCATGTTCGTTTATTTTCCATTTAAGTTTAATGGTATCACCCATATTGCACAGGGTATTCCATATTAAAGCACGTTCAGTTTTATTCATTTATTAATTCTCCTAATTCTTTAAAGGTTTTTGTGTAATCTGTGTCTCTCCTTTTATCAGTTACAGTTAAGTATTCACGTAACGCAGGAAGTTTGTTGCTCCAATCTTCTTGCATCATATATTTAATAAGTCCTTTCCAACGCATTGCTCCGTAAGGATTTTGGTTGAACTCTAAATTAAATTTTTGTCTTTCTATAAAAGTCTCTAACTTATCTTTTACCCATAGTTTAGCACTATTAGGTAGGACTCTTATATTCAAGTACGAAGGTAGATAAACTAAATGTGTTCCTATTACTCCACCTCCAAATGGTGTTGGATTAATTTTAGTAAATTGTTGATCCATTTTCCACTCTGCTAGTTCATCTATGTAACCTACGTTTAGTAATTGCACTGCACAGGCTACATTAACGATTATATTATCCTTTGTTTCTTTGTCTAGTCTTTTTAAATTCATTTGAACGTCCGACCACTTACTTGGGTAACGTATATAATCGTTGCGTTCTGCATAAGCGTCAATACTAAAGTTAAAACGCACTTCTTTAAAATGATCCCATAGTCTAAACAGTTTATCTGGCAGTTCTAATCCGTTTGAATTATAACGTAGGTTTACTTGTCTTGCTAATCCTTCTTCAACTAAAAACTCTAAAATTTTATAATGCTCTGGAATCAATAAAGGCTCGCCTCCTGCAAAATATAATTCTTGTATATGCTTTGCCTGATCCTTCATTGACTCTATAAACGATCCTTTTTTATACCAAGTATAATCATATTGATCATTCCAACCTTGATCCTTAACAAGATCCTCATTTTTGTATTGAGGGTATTGTAGTTTCCATTCTTTAATCCAACTTGAACTATCATGTGGACTACACATAACACATTTAAGTTGACATAGGTTTCCTAAACGTAAATCAAAGTAAGGAATATTTACAGGAGCAGTACCATCTGCTTTAGTTTGCTTAACTAATTTTTGTAAGTCTAAACGTTGAGCCCATTCTGTAGTTTCCCATTGGCGTTTACTTCTAATACCTTTTGCTTCTTCGTTAAAACATTTTGTACAACTAGTAGGTATTTCACCGGCAATCATTTGTAATCTTGTTCTACGCATATGGCTACTGTTAAACACTTCTTCTATTGTATGGTCACGCAGATTCATTGCCACACCGTCTTCCTTGACAAGTCCTGCTTCTTTCTCATCTGTCTTTCCTGCACCACTGGCGTTAGCAGTACAACAAACTCTAACATCACCGTTAGGTCGTGTTGCTAAATGTATCCAGGGTAGTGGGCAAAATGTTTTACTCATCTTTTCCTTCCGCAAATTAAAAACCTTTTGTATTTAGGTAATTCTAATTCTTCTTCCAAGTCAACTTTTAATTTTGACTTACGTTTAAATTCTGCAAGGTCATCCATGCAATTAAGATGTTCCTTATGGTCCTTAAAATTATTACTTTGTAAAACAATATAAACATCATCTGGTATGTTTGCTAACCAAGTATTGTATTGTTCCTGTGTAATATGTTCACAACTAGTATTAATTACCATGTAAGTATCATTATCAGGCTTATGTTTACACATATCTTCTGTAACTGCTGTAAATCTACCCTCCATCTCATAACGTTTGTTCATGGTGTTTGCTATTTCTTTGCATTTGGGATCGATGTCTACACTAGTAATATGCTTGATACCAAGTGTACTATTAAACAACATTGTAGATAATACACCATACCATCCACCATAAACTACAATCTTTGCATTTCTCACATTACAATGATGTGATATTTGTTCTATCAACCAAGACTTACTGTTTAATTGGCCTCCCCAGAAACATTCTAACACACGATCTCTGTCTTCGCTATTTCTAATTCCGTCTGCCCAAAACTTTATATCTTGTATATCAATCTTCATTAAAAATCTATCCTTATTCCAATGTTATGGTTATCCCTAATCACATCATAATTATAAACTACATTGTAGGTATGCCATAAACTTCTATATTTCACAGGTATCATTTTTGTTGCTTCATAGTGTGCAAAACCTCTAACAATAAAATAAGTTATTACCTGTGCTTCACTAGGGTGCTTACCTAATATTTTATTCTTTTCATAATAGTTGTCGTTGTTTGCTATTTCTAAAGTTTGTAACATATCAATTGTTTGTAAAACATTAAAAGCAATTATTCCTGCCTTATCAGTTTTAGTCAATGGCTCTTTGTAATACTTTGATAGTTCTATTGCGTTTGCATCTTTCGATATTACAATCCCAATAAACAAAACAAATATTACTAATAATGTTCTTAAGGGTTTCATTAATTCCTTTCTACAAATTGTTCATTAAGTTTGTCGAAAGTTCCACACTGTCGACTACACTCTTTTAATCCAGTAGTTGACCAACAACTACTAATCTTGTTAAAAAATCCGCTGTCAAATATTTCTTTCATTGACTGTGTTAACAAATTAGGAATAGTATTAACCTTAGTCATATAGTCAATCCTACTTTGACTATGTTGCGGTATCCAATCTAAGTCTAACCAACAACACGGAGAAACATTGCCATTTGCTCCTACATATATTTGATTATCTTGTTTTGCTTTACAATTAATCCTTGGCAAAAATTCTTCTGCCGCTTCCTTGGCAGGCGTAATCATTTCTAAACTTTTTTGAGAAGGTAATAAGGTGTGTGTAACATTATAGGAATCATCTATAACATCTAACTTACCATCTTTAAATCTTGTTGTGTGTTTTACACTGAAACCTTTGAATCCTAATGTATCGCTTAACTCTTTACATTTTTCTACTTGATGTTCGTTGTGTTTGAATACCAACATATCCCACCTTGCATCTCCACCTGCATTAATAAATGCTTTTGCATTTTTAATAATTTTATTCCAATCAGTATTAATTCTATATAATGCGTGTGTATCTTCTAAACCATCTATGCCAAATACAATTTTAACTTTTAATTCCGCTAATTCTTTCCACCATTTTTCTGTACGGCCACTGCCGTTAGTGTGCATTTGCAAACTCATAGTAGGATTTACTTCACGCATATATCTAAATATTTTCATAGTGTCTTTAGCAATCATAGGATCACCTAAGTTACCACACATATACACATGATTTAATTGTTGTATAAAATCTAAAGGAAACCATTTTTTAAACAAGTCTATAGTAATTTCTTCTAGATATAAACTATCCAATAAAGGTCCACCTTGTAATCTTCGAGGACACATAGGGCATCTAGCCTGGCATTTCGAAGTTACTTCTAAGTGTATAGATTTTATATCCTTATAATTATACATTCTTTTCCTTTGGTATCTTGCTATCTGCACTACTTACACAGGTTGGAGTAACGCAAGGCATTGGTGCTTTAAACAGTTCAAATCCGTCGTCTAACGTGCCTAAAGGTTCATCATGGCAACTATATGCACGTTTTACTTCATTGCTTCTTATAATACAACTTTGATATCCGCTGTTACACATCCAACCTTTAAATTTATTAAATCCAAAAGCATTTAACCTTTCTGCTTGATCAATCCAATACTCTACTCCTTTAGCATCATATAACGCAACTTGATAGGCTCCTTGTACACTTTCGTTTTGTAATATTTCTTTTTGGGTTTCTGTATAACCACCCACAACAAAACTAGCAGTAGGATCAGACTGAGGCTTGAGTGTAACATGAAGGCCCCTATCACTAAATCGTTTACTTCGTTCATAATATTCCTCCCAATGTTCAGGCACCATTACCTGATTGATTGTTACAAGGACATCATTGTCCTGTAAGTATAAAAGTTTATCTCCAAATTCTTTTTCATCAGCAAACTCGGCATGGTAACTTGCTGTAATACTTCTTCTGTCCATTACATGGGTAGCATCTAACCATCTTGTCCACCAACGTTTTGCAGGACTACAATTACTAGTCATGTGTATGCTTAAATATTTGCTTTCATAATCTTCATAGTGTTTTATTAAATCTATAAATTTTTTGTAGGCAGTAGGTTCACCACCACTAAAACTAAAATGAAATTTATCAAATCCATTTGCTCTTGCTTGGCGTTTGATTTCATCAATAGTTCTAGTATAAACTTCAAATGGTCTATGATCAACTTTACTACTTCTAGCATACGGCCAACAATAACTGCAATTATAGTTACAGAATCGGCCAAGAATCCAGGACACAGAAAACAATTTGTTTTCCAACATAGTCCTTTGACCTAGTTTGACAATATTATCAAACGGTATGTTTTTCATACTGCTCATGTAACCATTCCCAATCATTTATTAACCGAAGATCACTCCCCCTAGAAAGGCCAAACTCCATACCAGCGGTAGCGCCTGCCAAAGCATATTTGCCATACTGTCTATCGTGTCCCACGGTTGTCCAAGTTTTAAGTCTTTCATTTGTTTCTCCTTCTTCCTGTCTATCAATTGTTTTACTTGCAAGTTTAACACATTCCCTAAAAGCACTTTTCCAAGTATTAAAAGGATCTGTGTCAAATCTTGTTATATTACTGACTGCAGGTATAGGCTTGAACTTTTTGCTTATACTTGTAGTCATGTCGGGTACGGTGACGTCAACTTTTTGTGTGAGAGTCTTAGGTAATAGTTTTACGCCACCGTATCCATATTCCAAGTTGTTTATAGGATTTTTACTACGCCAAACATGAACGCAATCTAAATCCCACTCGGAAACTTTATAATCAAAATTAAAGTCATCTAATATTTCTGCATCTCCGTCAACTGCATAAAACATTTTTGTTAATGACTTATTAGCCGCTTGTATGTGTGCTTGATGTATTCCTTTTACACCATGAACACGTTTTGCCATTGGAAAACGTTCCTTCAATGCTTTCCAATTGGTTTCTGCATTAGGCTCTTGATAACTTATAAAAATTATATCAAACATTTTACTTTATCTTTTATTTGTTCAAATGCATCTTGATGAATTAAAGGTCCATCATGTTGCAAATCTCTTGCTAAATCTTTATGACTGTTTACTACTCTAAATATTTTCTTTGTGCCATAATCAGTAGTAAAATCACCTTCCCAAGTCCAATGGAACACAGGTATTCCTAATGCAGACCATAAGTTATCTACACTAAACAAATCTTTCATGGATTGTATAACAAGTTCTCCTGTTTCTTGAACATATCTATTTAGATACCACTCTGTATCTCTCATACCCATTGTGTTCTTTGTTTCTTCTTTATTAACATTTCTATCTTCCAATCTAATACCTTGCCCGTGTTCATCTTGAAATCCAAAACTTTTTCTGTTTATCTGAGGCCATTGAATTACTACAAGTTTAGGTTTTACAAATCCTGATCTTTTAAAAAGTTGTGTGTTAAAATTTATTATGTCTGGGCCAGTACCTGCTTTTGCAAGGTTACGTAAATCTAGATTTAAATATTCTGCCAAATGACTACACCAAATTTCTTTTTCATATAACCCTACACCTTCTGTATAACTGCAACCAAACACTAGCATATATGGATCCATATGTAAATTGTTTAATTCTTTTGTTCTATAACCTAATGTATTAAACTTATATTTCAACTTTCCTTTAGTATCGAAATAATTCCAGGCAGGTTTATTTGCTGTATTATAATTTGTTTCGTCATCACCTTGATACCAGTCTAATTCTTTTCCTATATCGTCTGATACTAGCAAAGGTTTATTTTTTCTAAGATATAACATTTTCATAACCTCCTAGTTCTTTAATAGTGTCAGGAATAAATTCTTTATCCTTAGATATTTCAATTAGTCTGTTAAAATTAAATTCTACTTTATCTTGCACTGACTTGTATAGTTCTAATGCTTTTTTAGGGGCAACGACATTATCTTTTAATTGTTTAACTATTTTACTTGCTCTAGTCTTAGCATACCATTCATTATCAAAACTGTAATCAAATATTTCATCATACAATTTAAATCCTAAACCTTCTAGTGCTTTATGTATTCCTCTAGCACCGTGTATGAGAAATACTTTCTTATAGAAAATAGGCTTGGCTGTTTTTTCTGTAATGAATATATTGTCTATGCTTGATTCGTTTACTAGTTCTATAAAACTTTTACTATATTCCTTAGGCATATTATTGAAATGATCTAACTTATCATTGAAGTTATCAAGCACGACTCTTTTTTGCTCCCAATGTCTAAAATTATAATCAGGCTCTGTTTTGTTCCAACTATATGCACCAACACTCAATAAACCTGCTTTAGCAAGATTGTCCATCATTCTACATCTATGTTCCCATGGTCGATGGTTAAGTGTAATAAAAGGATATTCAAAGTTGTCATTAGTTACATCAAAGTTTGCTTGTTTGCAACTCTTAACAGTATGTGATAACCAGAATGTTGGCCAATATTCTACTTTGCTATATGCGGGCCAATTAATTTCGCTTTGCGGCCAGCCACCTGATACAAAAGTACATTTGTTACTGCTTCTTTTTAATGCACGACTAATACGTTTTATATCTTTCTTTTGATCAAAACCCATTAGTTCCATTTCTTCTGCACCAAGTACTCTTATGTGGCAACCACGTAATTGATCAATCATATCCATAAAATGGCTAGGAGACCAATCGTCAGACCACATTCGTATATTATATAAACTCTCACTCACACATATATTTATATACGCAGTTAATAAATATCTTTATGTTCGAGATAGTAAAAGATTTTGAAAAACGTATTGCAGACTATTATAATGCTCCTTTTGCCGTTGCTACAGACAGTTGCACCCATGCATTAGAATTAGCATTGTTATACGACAAATCCAATTTCAATATATCAAAAGACGAAATTACTATTCCAACTAGAACATATATTAGTGTGCCTTTTACATTAATGAAATTGAATATTCCATTTGCGTTTATAAATGTTGATTGGCAAGAATATTACTTTTTAGGCGGAACGAGAATAATTGATGCCGCAGTACTATTTGAACCAAACACATATATTGATGGACAATTAATGTGTCTTAGTTTTCAATTCAAGAAAATGTTAAACTTAGGCAGAGGTGGTGCTATATTATGTTCTACACAAAAAGAATACGATATTTTTAAAAGAATGGCATACGATGGAAGAGAAGATAGTAAACCGTGGGCAGAACAAAACATTAAAACAATAGGATACCATTATTATATGACACCTGAAACTGCTCAATTAGGCATAGAAAAACTAAAGACTGCAACACCAAATAAACGTTGGACTAGTGAAGATTATCCTTACTTACCAGACATGGAGGTATTTAAAGATGTCTTATAACGAATGGGACAAACTTAAAAAAGTTATTGTTGGCGTAGCCGATAATGCTCAAGTGCCTGATATTGATATAAGTTTACGTTGCGTAAATTATGCAGA